ATCAATGCAAGCTTGGTAGCTTAGTAACACCGCATTGTCAGAAGATATATGAAACACATGCTGAGCACAGTGTTAGCCTAGCTAACCACACCTTGGCAGTGTATCGATTGCTATTCAACTTCGCTATCCGTCATGGTTACATCACTCACAATCCATTCAGCAAGGTGCTACGAAGAGCAGACAAACCTCGCAGAACTGTATGGAGTAGGGAAGATGTTAGAGCATTCATGAACACTGCTTACAGCACTTTCAAGTGGCGTAATGTAGGACTCATAGTGCAGATGGCATACGAATATGGACAGCGTATGGGTGATATGCGTAAGCTGAAGTGGGATCAGGTGGATCTAGAGAAGGGTGTGTTGCACTTGGAACAAAGCAAGCGCAGGTCTAGGGTGACTATCCCGACAAGCCAAGGCTTGCTAACCATGTTGAGACAACAGCATGCTGAGTTTGGTTGGCAGCAATACATTGCTCCATCCAATGTTCCTGATAGGAAGGGTGGCTTGCTCCCTTACAGCCTGTTCAATTTGTCTAGAGTGGCTAAGCAAATCTTGGCTGATGCTTCTTTGCCTAGTGACTTAGTGTTGCAGGACTTACGAAGGACAGCCATCACAGAGATGATTGAGGTGGGTGTACCCATCACTAACATCATGTCGGTGTCAGGTCATGCTACTCCGCAAAGCCTAACACCATACATCAAGAACACTTTGCGTAGTGCAACAGTGACACAGGAAATGCGAGGACTAGTATGAAAGTGTATATAGGTAACTATCCCAATTGGCTTGGGCCATATCAGCTTGCTGAACTAACAAAGAAGTTTGGTGTTAGTGAAGAGAGAGCACACAAGTGGGGTGAGTGGCTCAGTGAAACATGGGTGGGTGATGTGCTGCAGTGGATGCACACGAAGAAGAAGCGCACTGTCATTGTGAAGCTTGATAGGTATGACACATGGGCTATGGATCACACGCTATCACTCATCATCTTGCCTATGCTCAAGCAGCTTAAGGCAACACAGCATGGTAGTCCCAATGTGGATGATGCAGATGTGCCTAAGGCTTTGCAAAGCAACTCTTGTTTGCCTAAGGAAACAAAGTGGGACATTGATGACAATCATTTCAAAAGGTGGGAATGGGTGCTAGATGAAATGATATGGGCATTCGGTGAAATGGTTGATGAGAATTCAACTGAGAAGTTCTATGATCATTCTGCTGTGAATAAGAAGGATGGTTTAGAAGAACAGATCAATAAGATTAAGATTGACTATGCAGGTTTGGAAGTGCATGAAGCTAGGATGAAGAAAGCTTTCATGTTGTTTGGTAAATATTACAGAGGACTATGGGACTGATATGACTGAATTAAACAGAGAACAAATTGAAGCTGTGGTTGCAGAAGAACTAGAATTTTTACTTCGGTGGGAAAGTAGTTTGCCTGAGCCAACTCAAGACACTGAACTTATTAAAGCAGCTATGAGAGTGCTTCAAGAATTTAAGGTGATCAAATGAGTGCGTGGCTTATTGCTGTAGTGGGTGTTGTCTATACAGTGGTAGCTATTGACCTACTGCTCAAGGGTAATACTGGGTTGGGTATAGCCTTTGTTGGTTATGCACTGGGTAATGTTGGACTGTATATGGAGGCTGCGAAATGAGATTGCATGAACTAGAAGACCTCATCATGGCAGCATGGATAACTAAGGAGGACATTGACTCCATCTTGTGGGTGTTAATGGACAGAGAGAAGCAACCTGATGAAGACGAGCTTGCCAATTTATTAATTGGACTGCATAGCCTACACGATGCTAGAATGACTAAGCTGTTTAACGGATACGAACAAGTATTAAAGACCAACAAAGTTACCTACAAAGGCTATGGCATTCTTAAAAACCCACCTACCCTGTGAGACATGTGGCAGTAGTGATGGATTGTCCATCAACGAAGACATGTCCACCAAATGTTTTGTATGTGATACATACATTCCCTCAACGAACAATGAAAGACTTGAAGTGATTGATGTAGATGGTGATACAAAAGATACGAGTAGCTTTATTAAAAGCTACAACGAAGGACACAGTGTTAGTGTGTCAGACAGACGCATTAACAAAGCAACAATGGAACGCTATGGGGTAGTCCGTAGCGAAGGCCATTACTACTTTCCTTATTACGACAGCAACTCACAGCTTGTTGCAGCTAAGCGTAGGGAAGTGAAGGATAAGAAGTTCACAACAGTGGGTGGGTGGAGCAAGGGTACTCTGTTCGGACAGAACCTATACCCATCCAATGGCAAGTATCTCACCATTACCGAAGGTGAGTTTGATGCACTGGCTGCATACCAATTGACAGGTAGTAAATATCCTGTCGTGTCTATACGCACAGGTGCAGGTAGTGCATTGAAGGATGCCAAGGCCAATTACGAATACATCAATAGCTTTGAAAACATTGTGCTGTGCTTTGATGGTGATGAGGCAGGGCAGAAGGCAGCAAAGGAAGTTGCTGAATTGTTTGGCAGCAAGTGCAAGATATTTAAACCTGATCCTGCATACAAGGATGCATGCGAGTGGCTTGCTGATAACAAGGAAGCTGCCTTTGTTTCTAGGTGGTGGGCTGCTGAACCATTCGTGCCTGATGGTATTGTATGTGGGTCTAGCCTGTGGGAGTTGGTGTCTACACCAATGGAAGCAGCAGATTGTTTCTACCCTTGGAAGGGACTGAATGAAATTACCTATGGCATTAGAGCAGGTGAACTGGTTACATTCACAGCAGGTAGTGGACTAGGTAAGAGTCAAACCCTACGGGAAATTGTGTGGCATCTATTGCAGAACAGTGATAGCAACATTGGCTTGATGTTCTTAGAAGAGAGTGTTCGTAAGACTAGTCTGTCTATGATGAGCCTTGCTGCTGACTCACCTCTGCACCTACCAACATCTGAAGTGTCTGATGCTGTACGCAAGGATGCATTCGAGAAGACACTTGGCACTGGGCGGTTGTTCTTCTTCGATCACTTCGGCAGTACAGCCATTGAGAACATTGTCAATCGTGTGAAGTATATGGCTAAGGGACTGGGCTGTAAGTATGTTTTCTTAGACCACTTAAGCATCATCGTATCCAGTCAGGACAATGGTGATGAACGCAAAGCCATTGATGAAATTATGACCAAGCTTCGCATGCTTGTGCAGGAAACTAACATTGCTCTCATCATTGTTAGCCACCTCAAGCGTCCTTCAGACAAGGGACATGAAGAAGGGGCAACCACTAGCTTAGCTCAGCTAAGGGGTAGTGCAGCCATTGCACAGCTTAGTGACATGGTGGTATCACTGGAGAGGAATGGTCAGCATGATGATCCTATTGAGCGTAACACCACCAAGGTGAGGGTGTTGAAGAACCGCTACAGTGGACAGACTGGTCCTGCTTGCAGCTTGCTTTATAACAAAGACACTGGCAGAATGTTTGAAATAGAAGACACTATGGAAGGCGTTATGTTATGAAGAAGTGGGATGGGTTTGACAGTGCCATCATAGGCACATCCAGTCTTTGGATTGGTAAGGAACGTGTTGATGTATTGGTCTACGATTGTGAGAAGATGGTTGAGCAGCTAATGATTAGAGATGGTATGGATTCTGAAGAAGCTATCGACTACATCAACTTTAATATTGAAGGTGCTTACATAGGAAAGGACACACCTGTAGTGGTGTGGCAATATCATGACGAGTGATGGTGGAAAGGGACACACTCAGCGTCCCAAGTCAATAGCTGATGAGGAGTGGGCATCAAGATGGAATGCCATCTTCGGTAAAGATTCAGTAGAAGATTACAAACAGTCGGTAAATGTTAATAACCTCCGACAAAATGATAAGGACAAGGACGATGATCTTCTTAGACATAGAGACAAACCTGAAACATGACACCATATGGTTGTGTGTTACTAAGCACAACACCACTGGTGAGGTGAGGCACTGGCGGGAAGCCGACAGCTTGCAGCAATACTTAGATGGTGAGCAAGTGGTAGGCCACAACATCATTGGCTTTGATGCGCCCATCCTGAAGAAGGTATGGGGTGTTGGCATTTCTGACAACAGTCTTGTAGATACATTGGTGATGTCACGGCTGTACAAACCTGACATTGAGGTGGTGCTTCCTAAGGAAGGCAAAGCTCCTACCCCTCATAGCCTAGAGGCATGGGGCTATCGCTTAGGCAGTCACAAGATTGGTTTCACTGACTTCGACAGTGGATGGACACAAGAGATGGCTACCTATTGTGAACAAGATGTTCAACTTTTAGAAAAACTGTACAACTTTCTGACAGTAACCATGACAAAAGAAGGGTTTTCCCAACAAAGTATTCAGCTTGAGCATGAGGTTGCCATCATCTGCCGTGGCATGGAAGACAATGGATTCATGTTAGACATTGAGAAAGCTATGGTGTTGAATGCCACCCTCAGTGGACGCATGTCTGATATTGAGCAGAAGATGCAGGAAGTATTTCCACCCATCGTAGAGCAACGAGTGTCTGAGAAAACAGGTAAGCCACTCAAGGACAAAGTAACCATCTTCAATCCCGGCAGCAGACAGCAAATTGCTGAGCGATTGGCAGGGCTTGGTGTTGTCTTCACAAAGAAGACAGACAAAGGCAATGTGATTGTTGATGAGTCTGTGCTAGAGAAGATTGATCTGCCTGAAGCTAAGCTTGTATCTGAATACTTAATGATACAGAAGCGTGTTGCTCAGGTGAGTAGTTGGTTGGAACTAGTGGGCGATGATGGCAGGGTGCATGGTAGGGTCACTACCAATGGTGCTGTGACAGGCAGAGCTACACACAGTAGTCCTAACATGGCACAAGTTCCTGCTGTGGGTAGTCCCTTCGGTGCTGAGTGCAGAGAGATGTGGCGTGTGCCTGTGGGATATAAGCAGGTGGGTGTTGACCTATCAGGCATTGAGCTGCGTTGCTTAGGCCACTACCTAAGGGATCAGGAATGGATTGATGAGTTGCTCAAGGGTGATATCCACTGGTTCAATGCACAGAGTTTTGGCTTGGTTGACAAAGGTACTGTGAAAGACGATAACAACCCTGAGCATAAGAAGGCTAGGAATACTACCAAGACCCTGACATATGGTGTGCTGTATGGTGCAGGTGCTGCCAAGGCAGGATCGATTGTTGGTGGTAATAGTAGCAGAGGCAAGAAACTTATTGATAGTTTTATCAATAACACACCCGGCCTTTCTGAGTTGAAGAAGAAGATATCTAAGCTGATGGTTAAGGGTCACTTACCTGCACTAGATGGGCGTAGAGTGTGGGTTAGATCTGAGCATGCAGCATTGAATACTTTGTTGCAAAGTGCAGGTGCTATTGTGGCTAAGCAATGGCTTATTGAAGCAACGAAGTTGTTGCAAGAAAAGGGAATAGATGCTAAACTATTAGCGTTTGTTCATGATGAAACACAGTGGGAAGTTAAAGAAGATCAGGCAGAGGAAGCAGCTAGGCTCATAGAGCAAGCAGCAACCAAGGCAGGTGAAGCTTTAGGTTTCCGTTGTCCAGTAGATGCCGAAGGAAAGATTGGCAACAACTGGCGTGAGTGCCACTGACGTTACTAGTGGGTTTTTATATTGGAGAATATTATGAGTGAAGAAAAGAAAGCGATTAAGCTGAAGGCTGATTTGTTCTGGTGTCAGCACAACAAGGTGAATGACATGTCTGGTAAGTTCCAGTTGAACTTATGCAACTTGTCTGATGCTGCTGTTGCTGCATTGGAAGAGATGGGCATCAGTGTACAAACTGGTGAAGAGAAGAAGGCTGACATGGGCAGGTACATCACTTGCAAATCAGAGAAGCCTATCCGTATCTTTGATACGGACAATGATGAAATTACCGAGGCTATCGGTAATGGTAGCAAGGGCAAAGCTCTTGTGTCTTCTTACTCTTGGACATACAAGAACAAGAAAGGTGTTAGCCCTTCGTTGAAGAAGCTGGTTGTCACTGACTTGGTTGAGTATGCAGGAGCAGCAGGTATCAGCGCAGACGATGAGGATGTGCTGTAAATGAAAGCTCTGTTCGATAGCGACATCTTCGCTTATCGGGCAGCATCTGCATGTGAGGACGAAGACGAGGCAACGGCACAGCGAACACTGGATCGTTTAATCGTTGATGTTCTCATGTGTGGTGTTGATAACATCTATCCTGATTGCTTCGTGGATAGTTGGAGTATGCACCTAACAGGTAAGAACAACTTCCGATATAAGATAGCAACCACTGTGCCTTACAAAGGGAACAGGGTGGACAAGCCTAAGCCAAAGCATCTAGCTTTTCTCAGGGACTATCTTGTTAAGGAATGGGGTGCTTCTATATCTGAAGGTGAAGAAGCTGATGACACCATTGCCATTGAAGCTACAAAGCTTGGTGACAATTGTGTCATTGTTTCTTTAGACAAAGACTTAGATCAGATTGTTGGTTGGCATTACAACTTCGTAAAGCACTTAGGCTATTACATTAAACCAGAGGAAGCTCTGGTCAAACTGTACACGCAGATGCTGACGGGTGATGCTGCTGATAACATCAAAGGATTATTCCGTGTTGGTCCAGTGAAAGCAGCCAAGATAATTGGGGACACAACAGATGAACTTGAGCTATACAACAAAGTGTTGGAAGCTTACGAGGGTGATGCTGAGCGTGTGTTAGAGAATGCTCAGCTTCTTTTTTTACGCAGATACGAAGGACAGATATGGAC